CGTGTTGGTCAGACCATGGCATTCGTCGATTACCACCGCAGCAAACTCTTTGCCGAACCGCTTGATGGAGTTGATCACGGTGCCAGGTGTCCCAAACACCACGGGGTGGCGCAGGCTTTTCTCTCCGGCGCTGGCAGAAAAGATAGAACACTTCGCACCCGTCAGGCGGAACTTTTCGGCGTTCTGGTTGACCAGTTCGGCGCTGGGGGCAAGGCACAGAATATGCTTGCCCTTGGAGATGCCGTGGATGGTGTCGGCTAGTGCTGCGATTATGTGGGACTTACCCGCTCCAGTTGCTGCTTCGATACAGCACGGGGCGGTGTTTCTCTTGATCCAGTGGATGATCTGGTCGTGGGCTTCTTGCTGGTAGGGGCGCAGTGTCATGGTAAATCCTCATGGTTGGTGACAAGAGAATACCACCCTTGAGGCCCCCGCGCAACAATCAATTTGTAAAGTCAGCCACAAGTCTGGGGTTTATTTGCCGATGATCCCTCTAAGTTTTCCGGCATACCACTTCCCATCATCAACATCCAAATCTTCGCAGAACTTGGCGCAGTATTCGATCACATCGCGGCGGGCAGTTTCAAGCTGCCGCCGCAATTGCATGTTGATGTTGATCTGGCGCTGAAGCTGATCTTCAACCGACATGTCAGAATGCCGCAATTTGGCAGCCTTTGGTCTTAAGGATGTCTGAAAACACTTGCCATTTTTCCATGTAGTCGGCGGGAACTTCGACCATGAACGTCAACGTTTCAGGCGTTACTACAGGCTTTGGCCCAAGCTTTCCCATCGGGATCAGTTCAAGCGTAGGCTGCAATAAGTTTGGGTTTGCCAAGTTTTCAAGATATGCCTTAGCCCGCCTGTCCGTTATAGAGCTTGCATCTTGGTTGTTATGCCAATGTTTGGTAGCCCCATGGCTCTTTGAGACAATCAGATCAAGCTTTTGTTCGTCGCAAAGCAACGCTGAAAGCTTGTATATGTTTGGCCAAGATTTTTTAAATCTGCCGTAAACTTCAGGGTACTGTTCAAGAACAGTTTTTTCGGGTTCCATAGGTTCGGTCATTTTCATTTCATCCTTCATTTTAAGTTCCAGTAGGTTGAGGGTTTTCCACGGTATTCTTCAAGGTCAAGATCGGGCAGATGTTCCTTGACCACGGTGGCATAAGACACGCTGCCAATCCGATGCACTTGCGTAAGCTTGCGCCCGCAAATCACGGCATCTTCGCCCGCAGTTTCAAACACGAGATTATCCAAGATTTCTTTCTTGCGGTCTTCGGCCTCTTTGATTTGGTTGGTGAGTACATCGTACTCCGCAATCAAATACTGGAAAGCAAGGCCATCCAAATCAAGCTTTTCTTTTGGCTCTGGCATACCCTCATCGCAGATCGCCAAAAACTCGTTGTAGAACGCCTCCAACTTGGGCAGGTTTTCTTTGATCCAAGTATAGTTGATATCTACGATTTCCAGTTTGTGATCGTGCGGGGTCCACTGCCAGAAATAGCAGGCCACGCGGTCAGTGCAGTACATCTGGATTTGCATCTGGGCATGGTAGTGCGCTTGCACGTTTATGCTCTTGAACGGCACAGGCTTGGGCTTATCACGCAGGCCAAAAGGGCACTTGATTTCAAGCAAAGCATAGTCGCGGACATAGCCGTCAGGGCTTGCGCCTAGCCACGGCAACTTGGGATGCACCGCAAACGAAGCAGGGGCCACCTGTACGCCCTGATCATACTCAAAAGCCTCGCGGGCCTCTTCTTCGTGGTTGGTGCCCCATGAGGTGGCGATGTTGCCTTCAAATTCACTGGGCAAGCCCTGATAGGCGCGCACCATCCGGCGCATCGCCTCATCGCGGGTGGTGTTAGGGTCTAGGCCAAGAGCAGCGCCCACCATTGACCCTGTGATCCGGCCCTTGCGGGCAGCAAACCATTCTGGTGATTTTTGTTCCATGTTTTTTCTCTCTGCGGTTGGGGGTGGTAGGGACCGAAGCCCCTACCCGTTATTGTCAAAACGGAATCGAATCCCCGTCCAGATCGCGGCTTGCACGAGATGCGGCACCTACCGCCTTGCTTTGGTGATGGGCCATATCAGCCTTGCGATTGGCAATCTCTTCGGGCGTTGACACTTTTGCTGTAACCTTGGACGACACAGCGCCAACCCAATTGCCACGGGCAACATCGCCCGTCATGCGGTCAGTCATTTCCCACAGCATGACCTTGATGATCATTGGCTTGTTGGTGAGGTGGAGCGTCATGCTTTCGTCGGTCGGCATGACAGGCTTGGCAAGCAGTTTGCCACCTGCGTTGCTGTCAATGGCCGCAAGCATCTTCTTGGCCTTGTCGCGCTTGGCAACGGCCTTGTCTTCGCCCTTGGCCGCAGCCGAAGGATCAAAGTCAGTAACCCACAGTTTCTGGAAAATCTTGCGGTTGGCAAACTCTTCCGGCCCGATCACCGACCAGCGCAGCGAGATGAACTCGTCGCCCTTCTGGTTCTTGGCCCACTTGGCTTCGTCGATGGCCGCCAACACGTTGGTGTCGGACGGGATGGGCTGCATGTTGCCACCACCAGCGTCAAACTCGCCGCTTACGTTGTCGGCGGCACTACCGCCTTCTGATAGTCCCCAAAAATCGCTCATTTTTTCTCTCCCTTTGTTATTAGATATGCCGCCAGCGGGTTTACACCCGGCGTTACTTCCAGCGGTTCGGTGATGCCAAAACGGTTCTTCGAAACGTTTGCCGCCATAGCGTGGCACACTAACTGGCGATCCCCTGTGGAAATGGCTTTTTTCACGTCCCCATCGCCCTTGGTGAACATTTCCAAGCGCAAGAACCCCACCATATCAACGTTGTCGATATACGGCTGCATCGACTTTTCGTGCATCCGCATGGTGTATTTCGTGTATTGGCTACCATCGGGCGGGCTGACGGTCGTGGTGTCTGCGTGTGACAAAAACACCACATTCATGCCGCGATCCAGCAGATATTCGCAACCCTTGCGGAGACGACGATGCTGGCTGGACACCATGTTCGGTCCAGCGCCCCAGCCCCCAAGTGCTTGGTTGATGCTCTTGGGCTTGTTTGGGTCGGTTTCCACCACCCAGTCAATAAACATCGTGTCGAGCGTTGACACGGTGTCCACCACCAGTGTTTGATACTGATGCTCTTCCTTGGCCAAAGCCCAAATCTGCGGCCACAGGTCTTCGACTGAAGACAGAACTGGGAACGCATCTGGCATGGGGCTGTTGGTGACCGACTTCAAGCCATCTTCGGCCCTGATAAAGATCGGCTTTGGGAAACACGCGCCAAGGGAAGTTTTCCCCAGTCCCGCCTCCCCGATGATCGTCACGGCAAGAGGCCGTGGCTTGGGTTTTGCAATTTGGTCTAATACGGACATTCCGCTTTTCTCCTTTTTCCAACACCATTGACCTTAGGTGCTGCTTGTGACAATGTCAACAGGCTGTGTTCACCGAAAGGAACAAACCAAAAATGTCTGAAACAACAAAAATCAAGACTGCAATCGCGGATCAGGTCGGACGCATACGGACGGCTTTGAACGAACGCGCCAAGAATGTGCCCAAAAGTCCGCTGGCTGTGGTTGCAGAAGAAACGGGTTTGCACCCCAACACAATCAGAAATATTGCCAAGGGGAACGGCCAAAGTTTTTCGCTGGCCACCATCGAAAAGCTGGAAACCTACCTGTTTGGTGGGGATAAAGCGTAGGAATGGAATACCGCATCTTCTGGGAGGCAGGATTTCGCGTCTTTGGGCTATATGGCCGTGACAAGGGCGGGAAATGCGAGTGCGGGAACCCCCATTGTCCTGAAAAATCGCTGTTCAAGCATCCGCGTGTGTCTAATTGGCAACATACACCGCACTGGTCCGAAGAGCAGTTAGATACCATGGTGGAGATGCGCCAGTTCAAGACTGGCTACGGCATCGCTCTGCGTGGTGTCCTTGTCGTTGATGTGGACGCGCGAAACAATGGCGTGGCCAGCTTTGCCAAATTGCTGGAAGCTGTGCCAGAGGTGGCCGGATCGGGCCTGATCGTCAACACGGGCAGTGGTGGCGGCTCCAAGCATTACTTTTTCCGCGTCCCCGAAGACGTGGCACTGGTGATCAAGCTGGCCGACTACCCCGGTCTGGATTTCAAAAGCGGCGCGGCGTTCGTCGTTGGCGCAGGTTCTCAACATGCCAGTGGCACCAAGTACGAGATCGCGTATGGATCGCCCGATGACATCGACATGGTGCCAGAGGCGCTGCTTGCGATGCTGCGGGTGCCAGAGCGCCACCGTGCCGATCTGGGTGGCAAGATTGTGGACGTAAACGATGCGGAACTGGCTGAGATGCTGGCCCATGTGCGTGGCTATGACGACTATGAGGTCTGGGTAAAGATTGGCATGGCCATCCACCATGCCACGGGCGGGGCCGCGTTTGACCTTTGGGACAAATGGTCGCAGCACAGCGCCAAGTACGACACCGAAGAAATGGATACCAAGTGGCACAGCTTCGGTCGGTCGGCCAACCCTGTGACGCTTGGCACCCTAATGCACTATGCGGAAGAGGGTGGTTACGTCCAGCCTGTCACGTTCACGCCAAACAAGGAGTTCGAGTTCCAAGTGCCGGAAGTCTATTCCGGCCCGAAGGCCATCGACACCAGTTCTTTCGATCTTCGTCGCCCACCTGGCTTTGCAGGGAAGCTTGCAGAGTGGATTGAAAGCAGAACGCGCCGGAAGCGGGAAGCCCTTGCCGCCATGTCCGCGATCTGGGTGATGGGCGTAGCCTTTGGGCTACGATACCGCGACGACCGCGACCGTGCCACCACCAACCTGTTCGTTTTCAACGTGGCGTCTTCAGGGTCGGGCAAGGACGGCATTCTTAGCGCGTCCGCCGAAATCCTGATGCACTGCGGTGTGTCGGCGGCTGTGCATGGCACCATCAAGTCTGAACAGGAAATCGCGCGCAACCTCACCCGCCACCAAATGGCGGCCTATATGATGGACGAGGTCGGGTTCTTATTCCAGAAGATCAACGGGGCCAAGAAGTCTGGTGCATCGTACTTAGAAGGCGTGGTTGGCCTGTTGATGTCAGCCTATTCCAAGGCCGATGGCAGGCTGATGGTGTCGGGCGATCTAAAGGAAGACATTCGCGGCCACCTTCGCAAGGAATTGATGCAGGTCGAAAAGTACATGGAAGAAAAGGGTGAAACGCCCGCCATGCTGTCCCGTGCCGCTGCGATTACCTACCAGTTGGACACGCTGGATGCGGGCATCGACCGCCCGTTTTTGGCCATGACGGGCTACACCACTGAGAAGAACTTTAACGATTTGGTCAACTTCGAAGCGGCCACCACGGGCTTTATGGGGCGCGCAATCCTGTGCATTGAACAGGAAACCGCACCACCCACCAAGAAGGGCTGGAAGAAGACAGAAATGCCAGAAGGTTTGCGTCTGACCATGCAGCAACTTGCGCTGGGCGGATCGTTTGATCTGACCAAGCCCAGCAACCGCGTGGAGCATTATGGTGACAGGATTGAAATTCCCACCGACCGCGAGGCGTCAGCTATGTTGGATGACATCGTCGATCTGTTTGACGAGATGTCCTACCACCACAAGGAACGCACATCGCTGGAAGCCCTGCCAATGCGGGGCTACGAGCAGGTCAGCAAGATCAGCCTGATCCTTGCCATCCCAGAGGGCGTCCGCACAGTGGAACATGTCCGCTGGGCCTATGCGCTGGTGCGGCGCGACATTGAAAGCAAGATGCGGCTGGTGCTGGCCAACGACAAGGCCAAGGACGATCCCGCCATGGCGCTGCGGATGACCATTTCGCAGATGGTCGATGGGCCGGACGGCGAAGCCTTGGGTGTGATCCTGCGCCGTCTGGAAAAGCGGTTCAAGCGCGCTGACATTGAAACCTGCTTGGGCATGATGGTCAAAGATGGTTACATTAACAAAGAAAGCCACGTCCATAAATACAACAAAAAGCAGATTACCCGATACAAGCTTGTACATTCCACTTGACGCAATGCTTGAATTGTCGCAAGACTTGAAAACGACCAACCACAATCATGGAGACTGAAATGATGATCCAACTAGACCCCCCGATCCCAGTTAACACCCCAAAGGGGTCGGCACTGGCGCATGTCCTCGTGGACTACGGCATCGAACACAACATAAATTGGGTGTGTTTCCAAGATGAAACTGGCGAATGCTGGACGTGGTCCAACAGCGACATCAGGGCGCAAAAGAACATCACCTATGGGCGGTTAGACAAATGATCGTCACCGCAGCGGCGGCCACCTGCTTGGCCATGAACGTTTACTTTGAGGGGCGGGGCGAAAGCATTGACGGCCAGCGGCTGATTGCCGAGGTTACGATGGAGCGCGTATATACGGATGGGTTTCCCAAAACTGTCTGCGGCGTTGTCTGGGAAGATGGCGCGTTTAGCTGGACCCACGATGGCAAGAGCGACCGCCCCAAGGACATAGATGCGTGGCTGACGGCTCAGATCATCGCTTATGAAACACTGCTCTACGGGTGCGAGCTTTGCAGCGGCGCGACCTACTACCACAGCCGCGATGTGCTGCCGTACTGGGCCGACGACATGCTGATGGTGGGGATGTATGGCAATCACATCTTCTACCGCGAGAAGGGGTGTGATGAATGAGTGA